TGTCTCACGTTGTGCCGCTTCTCATGTTCGCGCAGCGCCGCACGCGAGGCGATCACGCTGCCGTCGATGGGCGAAACGAACGGCTCGATGTCCTTCAAAACCAAAGGCCCCGCTTTTGACGGGGCCTTGCTCAACCGGTGGGTGACTTCCACCATCTTCTCGCCATCGTGCCGAAAGACACGGGCACCCAGTCGCCTGCTCAATTGACCGTCCTCGGCTCCCTTGCCGCCTTTGCTGCGGCTACGGCAGCGTCGTACTGTTGCTTGCGCAGGCTCAACTGGTAATCCATGTCCTGCTTGCGCGCCTCAAGCTGCACGTCCATTTCGGCCTTCTGGCCTTCCAGCGCCATCCTGGCCTGCGTCTCCTGCCCCTTCATCGCCATCTGCGCCTGCGCCGCCTGCATCTTCATCTGCATCTCGGCCTGCGCCTGCGCCACCTTCGGGTCCGGCCCCTTGGGCTGGCTGACGGTCTGCATGATGGCCTGCGCGGTCTGGTCCAGCACATCCTCAATCTGCCGCCCGGCCTTGAACCGGCGCACGGCCATCTTGATCATTTCCATCGCGAGCGGCGCCAGCGTCGGCTGCGCGCCAACCATCGGCCCCCATACGCCCATGAACTGGCTGACGGCTTGCAGCAACTCGGTGACGGCTTGCTTCTCGGCCTCAGCATCTTCGAACACAGTGGAATCCGTCTCGATATCCACCGCGTACGAGCGCAGCTTGTCTGTGCGCAGGATTTGCATCACCTGCTCGTCAACCGGTAGACCGGTCATCTGCTGCAAAATCTGCGGCTCGAAATGCTCCGCCATGACCTCGGCCTTGAGGCGGTACAGGTCGCGGATGAACCGCTGCACATGCTGCTGGCGTTCTTTCAGCCGCAGCGATCCGAAGCTGCCGCGGATGCGCGCCGACGTGGCTGTCTCGCCCTCCTGCGCCACGCCGCGCAGAAGCTCCGAAATGCCGGTGATCTGGTAAATCTCGTCCAGCACCTGCGAGCGCGCCTGGTAGAGCGAGGCGACCACCTCGACAATCGGCCGCACGTCCTCGGTCAGGTACGCGCCGGCGAGCCCGCCCTTGTCCATCAGCGTCGCGAAGTCATCGACCGGAACAAACTCGTTATCGTCCGAGTCGAACAACTGCGCCAGGTCCTTTACCTGCCCGTTGTACAGCCCGCGCCGCTTGATCGCCTTCGTAAGCCGGTTGATGCGCGCGGTGATCTCGTCAAGCTCCGACGCCTGATCCTGATACAGCGTGTATTCCGGGATCGGCACCAGCGAGCCATTCGGCTGCACGCTGTAGAGCGGCTCAGGGACCGGGTAGAAGCCTTCCAGCCCGTAGGGGTCGTCTTCCTCCGACAGGATTTCCGGGAAGCCCTCGGCTACCCACACGCGCTTGCGGTCGTCTTCAACCCAGATTTCCCACAGCGTCGCGCGCGAGCGCTGATCGTCGTTCTCATCGTCCTTCTCTGCACCTTCCGGGCGCCAGTCGAGCGGGATATCGTCGGCCTTCTCTGGGAACGCATCTTCAAGCTCGTCCTTGTCGAGCAGGTGACGGCGTGCGATCCAACGCTTGTCGCCCCACGCGCGGGCCGGCGAGACGCGAAAATCCTCCCACTGCAAGTGGACCGGTTCCAACCGCTGGTCCGCGATGTATTCCTGCTCGGCAATGGTGATCTCGCCCGTTTCCGGGTCGATGCTCGGCACCTGCTCGGTTGCCATCTGCGGCAGGTATTCGAGCCACACCACACCACGGCCGACCAGCAGCATATCCTGCACGGCCGCTTCCATGACGCGGTCAATATCGTAGGTGTCAACGCAGTAGCTAAGCCCGCGCTCCAGCACCATAGCCGCCTGCCGCGCCACGGGATCGGGGTCCTGAAAGCGGCGGCGTACATCTGGCTTGGCTGTGCGCGCGTACAGCGCCGGGCGCAGCGTCTCGGTGTTGCTCCACAGGATATTATACCGCTTGCCCTTCGGCCCCTCGCCCGGCTCGCCTACGCCGCCATCGTCGCGGTATAGCCCGACGATCTTGCGGGCCTTCTCGCGCCACGGCTTCTCGGCATCGCCGGCAATGTCCAGTTCCTTGAGCCATTTGCGCGCCGAGCCCGGCTTTTCGTCGTCCATCTTATCGCGCCCCCATGCGGCCCACGCGCGGGCCGGATGAAACAACGTGATAATGGCCACTCACGCCACCACCGCCACCACCGCCCTCGACGGTGTAGCTTCGCTGCCACGGGTCGGGGATATAGCCCCACATCTTGCCGCCCGTGCCCGCGCCGGACGCCCCGTGATCCAGCGTCAGCAAATAGATATCCAGCCCATCGATGTAGCGCGCGCGGCCGAGCAGACCGGCCCATCTACCGCTTGATGCCATGTCATCAGTAACGCCGGGATTGTTCGGCGATGATGTTGCCACCGCCAGCTTGGTCGCCGTGCCATAGGTGCCCGATCCAGACGCGTCGAGCGCCGCCGGCGGCACCAGCTCCCACACTTCGCAGGTGCCGACACCGTCGGTCGTGCCCGCCTGGGCGTCCGATTTCGGGATGAACAGCAGAAAGCGGTCGCGGGGCGCGTCATAGACCACCGACCAGTAGGCCGGTAGCGCCAGCGTATCGACCCCATCGTCGATGTTGGTGTAGGTCACGACAGTAGCCGAGACAGCAGCTCCGCCGATCGGGTTGAGCGCCCACCACACGACATAGCCAGGCGCCGTGCCGGCAGTCTTGACCGCCAGACCGCCGCCGTTCACACCCCGGTCTGGCGCGTAGGCCAGGCAGCCCTGGCCCGAGTAGCCGCCGCCGGTGCCGACCTTCGTCGTAACATCCTGCGTTGGGTCATTCAGGTCGGGAAAATCAACTCGGTAGAGGTTGCCGCCGTCGTTCGGGATGCGGAACGCCCGCTGCACCCCGTCGATGATCTCGAAATGCGTGCCGCCCTGATAATCGGAATTGGCAAACTCCGACCTGTTGGCGATAACATAATCGTCGATCGAGTGCCGCAGCTCCCAGGCGTTCGAGCCGCCGATGGCGCCGTTGACAACGGACATGGGGTCGGCGTTGACCACGATGCGCCAGCGCGACGCAGCCGCGCCCGAACCCGACACGCTGGCGACGTTGACCGTTACCGTGTTGGTCGTGCTCGCGACGAAAGACGTGGCCGTTACGCTGCCAAGCGCGTAGTTGGTCGGGTCTGCGACCTCGTACACCTTGACCGATTTACTCGCCAGCCCGGTTGCATCGCTTCGCAGGTCGCAATCGAATGTCTTGCTCTCGACCGCTGGCGTCCAGCTCGTGCTCGACCACGCATCATAATTGACGACGTAGGTGTCCGCCGCGCTTGGCGCGGTGCCGGGATCGCCACCCGTCTTGCTGCCGTCTGCGCGATTGGGGTCGAAGGTGTAAGGCCCGGTGTAGGTCGACGGGTATGACGCGCCATCCCCAAGCCTATCAGCGTCCGCCAGACGGTAGTTTTTCGATGAATGTTGGTTCGAGCCTCCAAATGTGAAGAAGCGATCGAACCTGTAGGAATACCAGTTGCCGTCGCCCGTGTGCGATGACACCGGCGAGCCTTCCACCCCATCGACTGACTCGACCTGCTCCTGGCCGCCGAGCGGGTCGACGCCCACGATCTGCGTCGGCAGTGACGCCCGCGACCAGGTGTCGGTGTTGATGTTCCATTGATAGGTGTCGTTGCCATAATAGTTCGAGTGCCCGCCGCCGTAGTGCCAGGTCGCGCCGCGCCGCTCATCGAAGGCGAAACTCGGCCACGCGGAGAAGATCGAGCCCGGCCCGTTGTCGCCGGCCGACACCAGTTGCGAGCCGGAAGCGAGCACGTCCGAAAGCTTATTGACAGTCGGGCTAGCCGGGTCGTGCAGCACCACGAACCCACCGACCGACGCACCGGTCAGCAGGCCGTCGAGGCGCGACGAGACAGCCGTGGTGAACTTCTCGGTGCCCGCCATGAGCGCCGAGAAATCTTCATCATTGGTCCATGAGGCGGTGAAGCGCCCGACCGGCTCGGCGTAAATCTTGAAGTCATCGGCCGAGTGCCCGGTCGTCGTGACCGCGAACATCGCTCGGCCGGAGTTGATGCCGCTGCCGTCAGTGTCGTTCCAGGTCAGCGTGTGGATCACTGATCCGCCGCGCAGCACATGGCCGGTGACGACGATGCCGGTGCCCTGGCCCGTCACCGTGATCCGCAGCACGTCGCCGTTGTTGCGCGTGTACGCACTATTCGCCTTGTTGCTCGACACCCCGGCCAGGATGCGCCGGATGTATACGTTTGCATCGCCGGAGTTGTAGAAGAACGAGTATCCGGTGACGCCGATCCCAGGTGAACCGCTGACGTGGGTGGCGCGGGCAAAGACCGTGACCGCCGTCGATGTCCCGCTCATCGCCACTTCGACCGAGTGGTCGTTGGCGATATCTAGCGCGTATTCGTAGCGCGCTCCGTTCGGTGAGCCACTGTCACAGACAGCCGCGTTGGACGTGATCGTACACCCGGCAGTGGTGCGCAGCGTCCACGAACCCCCGGCCGCGGTTGGCGTTGGCGTATGGCTGCCAAGGGCCGTCCCGTTTGTATCGGTAAAGACGTCCTGGACGACAAGCTCAAGCGCCATCGGTCAGCGCCTCACAGCGTCAACGCGATGGCCGAGGCGGTGATGTTCGGCGCCTGGCCGGTCACGATCAGCAGCGACGATGTTAGCGGCCCGGACATGATGATGTGGCCGGTGCCCGACGATGCCGTGCCGATGGCGGCATAGGTCGCCGTCTGGCCGTCCGCGCCGGTACAGCTCGGGAAGGTCTCTGCCTCGCCGTTGGTGAAGCCACGCGAGGCAACAGGGAATTTCGTGCTGTTGCGCGCGATCGCCACCCGCGCATAGCTGGTGTAGGTGACCTCGGACGTGGTCTGGTTGCCGCCCGACGGGTCGCCGGTGTGCAAGCTCAGGTACAGGCTGCCGGCGCTCGCCGACGGCTGAAGCCCCGACGCATCGCCCACATTGGCCCAGGTCGCGTTCTGCATCAGCAGCTTGAGAAGGTTCTGGACAGCTTCGGTCTCTAGTGCGTTTGCCATCGTTATTTCGCCACCACGCTGAGTACCCGATTACCCGCCCCGACCTGGAGATATTCGACCGCGCCGGCCGGCAGATAGTCGCCCGTGGCGCTCGGCGTGCCGACCGCCGCCGACGCGATGTCAATCCAGCAATTCGTGTCGCTGCACACCCGGATCATGTTCATCGCGGTGCCGAAGGCTGTGCTGGCGGTCGCGGTGGCGTCCACGTTGAGGTGCACCGTGTCAGCGTCGTACATCCGGCCCACAGGCACCGTGCGCCCATGCACCACCAGCCCGCCCCCGTTCATGGGGCGGATCGAGATAATCGCCATTGCTAAATCCTGTGCTCGGTGTTCCGTCGCTCGACCAGAGGCTTGGGCGGCTGCGGCTTGGGCCGCGTGTAGGGCCGGCTCATGCAGGCATAGCGCCACTCGTCCGCGCATTGCGCGGCGATCACCCCGTTAGCGAGTTCGAAATTCCCGGTATCTGGAACGGTAAAACAGTAAACATCAGACCTTCCGGCATCGCTTACGCTGAGACACGCCGGTCCGACTGCGAGCGCTGGAAACGGCCCCACAGGCTCGCGAGCATGTCTTGATCTTGCTGTATCTGTTGACTTCGAACTTGGCGCTACAGACCGCGCAGACGCGCGGATCATCATCAAATCCGGAAACGCGTCTGTATGCCGACTTACACTTGTTGGAGCAAAACACCCCGCTGCGAGTCCTGACTGTAGCAGGCTTCCCGCATTGGCGACAGGTAATCCCCCGCTCAATGAAGATCGCAGGCGCGCAGTGTTCGACGTAATGCTGTCGATGCCACTCCTTGCCGTCCTCGCTGCCGTGCCACTCGCGGGCCGCAGCACGTGCTTTCTCAATGTAGAGCTTCCCGCGCTCACCGTGTTCAGCACCATGTTCGCCAGACTGGTGGGCGAAAGAAGGAAGGCAATCCAGATTTGAAACAGCGTTATTGCGTCTGTCGCGATCCTTGTGATGTACGTGCCAGCCCTTCTGTATAGAACCCCTGTTCGCCGCCCACACTTCGCGATGAAGGAGTTTACCCTTGCATCTAAAGTATCGCCCACCACAGAAGTAATACCGCTCCCCGCGAAACTCTTGAATGGTGCATGAGACAACGACAGGGCTTTCATCCCCGCCAGGTCCTTCGCGTCCATCCACCCGTTTTTCGTCAGAAATCGATGATCCGGCGTGCATCGAATAGTCGTCCCGTCGCTGAATGCCAGGCGCACAATCGGCTGATCGCGCTTTACGAGCCTGACTGATCGGAATGAATGCCACGCCCCATCATGAGAGCGGACCAAGCCTTCTTTGCCCATCAGTTCAGCGAAAGAATATACCCCTTCATATGTTCTTACAAGCGTATCGCTGGTAAAGCAGTGGTCCTCGCCGTCCGTGTCAACGTCCTCGGGCCGGCTGTCGTCGTGCTGCAAGGCAGGAATCGTCCTGATCGAATCCGTGCACGTCGAGAAGCAGTAGATCATCGGCCGGCCGTCCTCGCCGATCATGCGCGCGCGCATCTGATCCCACCCGCCCATCGCGCCATGCGCGGCGACGCGGCGGTTGTCCGCCTTGCGAAACAGTATCTTGCCGGCAACCCACATGCGCTCGGCTATCGACGGCCCGCCGTCCTGGCTGAATATCGCCGGGTCCGCCACGCTGTACGAAATCGCATCGCCGCCGTCGCGCTGCGCAATGCCCTCCGCCACCTGCTCGGCTGTCAGCTTGAGACCCACGTTCGGCTCAGCCGCGCCGTACCACTCGCGATAGCGCACCAGCGCACCGGCGGGGATCAGCTTGCCCTCGGCCTCGAACGCCTCGGTCGCAACCGCCCACCAGCCGACTGAGAACGGCCGCGCCGAGCCCCAGTCGAAGCTGCGGAATCTCGTCCAGTGCTCCGGCGGCGTGAACGGCCTGACAACGTGGCGCTCGGCCGACCAACAGTCGAAGTAGGCGCCGTCGACAATATCCCAATCACCCTCGAGCCAAGCACGAACCAGCGTATCTGATCCGCTCATCTGGAGCGTGGCGACATACTCCGGCCCGTTGAGATAGGCGTTGTCCGTCAGCCGCGACGGGATATAAACGCGCTCGCGCTCCGCCTTCTCGCCCGTGAACGGGTTCTTGAACGAATCCTTGATAATCTTCCAACCACCGGGCACCGGGTCGATATAGCGCGCCTTCACCCACTGGTGCCCAGGTCCGCCGGGATTCCCCGTGGCACGAAAGCCTACCGGAACGCCAGCCCCAGACCGCAGCGTCGCCATCAGCTTCATGACGGGCTTTGGCGAGGGGAAGTTGCCGATTTCCTCGATGTAGACCCGCGTGTAGTTGTGGCCCATGTAGTTGTCTGCGTCCGCGTCGTTCTCCAGGTACGCGAACCGCAGGCGCGCGCCGTTCGGCATCCGCCACATCTTGTCCTGTTCGTGCCATGTCGCTCCCAGCGGCGCGTACAGCGCCTTGGAGCGCTCAATCGTCTCCACAAGCTCGGTGCGTCGCCTGCGCACCATCAGCCCGATGGCGTGCTTGCCATGCCGGCCAGCGTGGGCCAGCCATTCGCCAAGCATCCCGTCCGTCTTGCCGCCGCCTCGCGCGCCGCCGTAGAAGACCTCGAACACAGGGCAGGCTAGAAGCGCGGTCTGCGGCCCTGGCTGCGGTCGCCAGATTACCTCGCGCCCGCCTAGTGCGTCGTCGGCACGTGCTCGCTTGACCATGCGTCGCTCGTCTCCGACTGCGCAGGCACGACCGCGACAAATTCCTTCGTGACGTGGACCTCGGATTCCTGCTTCGGCTTACCATCGAGGCGGTCGCCGATCTCTCTGATCGCCTGGACATCGCCTGCGATGCCCTGCTTTACCAACTGAGTTGCCAACACATTGATATAACGCGTCTTTTTTGCTTTGCCGTCAGGGGTCTTTTCGACCTCGTATTCATGCACCGCGCGCCTGATTGCTGCGGCCCAAATCTTATCAAGTTTCGTCGCGGCCATCTTCGCTCAACACTTCTTCCCGCCGCCCTTCATGGGCTTGCGCTTGGCCATTTCCTCGCCCCCCTCGAAACCGCGTTGCTCGCCAGTCGCGCCCACGATGTTGCGTGTATCCAACACCAATCGGCCATCTGCGTCGTAGGTCCGCACTATCCCTACGTCGCGCAGATCAGCCGAGATTGACATCGGATGAAGGCACCCCCGAACGCAAAACGCCCGCGAGCGGTGTGCTGCGGGCGCAATTCAATTCATCTGAGCGTGTCAATACCACCTGGCGCGCGCGTCGTCAACGGAAAAAAAATCACGGATGTTGCGCGAGGCGCTCCTATGCCGTGCGCGCGCCATCATGGATCACCTCGACGCGGCGTGACCGCCCACCCATCCGCCGCGCGTAGTCACGCAACAGGCTGACCGCCACCGCAGTATGCAGCGCCGGCATGGGCTCGCGGTCCACGACCAGCGTGATGACGTGCTGCACGTCGTGGCTCCAGCGCGATGCCCACGGCACGTAGGTCTGCGCATGCGCGGCGGCCAGCCATTCCGGCATTTCCGACCGCCCGCCAAGCCCGATGCGTGACGGGTCGAACTGCCGCGCCATCACGCCGCGCACCACGGCGAGGTAGACGCGGCGGATTTCGTCTGCCGCCGATTCTTCCTCTGTTCCGATGGTCTTGGCCTCGACCAGCGCGCGGAGCGGGTCTGGTGTGAGTTTGAGCGCCGTTTCCGGCGTCGGATCGTCGCGCTCGTCGCGGTCCACCCTCCTGCGCCGGCGCATCATGCCATCGCCTCGGCCGCGCTGCTCGACCGCAGCACATGGGTCTCGTACCGCGGCACGGCGCGGGTGCCCGCCCCTGCATCGTGGGCCATCTCAGCCGGCGAGGCATTGACGAATCTCGGCGCATCGGGTGGCCACGGCTTGATCTGGAGCGGGATTGCGTCATCGGGGAATGATCCACACAGCTTCGCGCGCCAGTCGGTCGGATACACGCCGTTTTCGCTACAGATATTCGCCGCGTGCGCGTCGGAACACCCGACGATCCTGGCGATTTCGGCAGTCGATTTGCCCTCCCTTCGAAGGGTCAACACCCGCTCGACGAAGCCTGGCGTGCGCAACCTTTTGTGGTCGGGCGGGATCGGAAGGCGGTAGGTCTTGATCAGCGTCAGAAGTTGCGTGGTGCTCAACCCATAGAATTCGCGTATCTCAACCCTCGTCTTGCCGTCGCGCGACATTTCAACCATGCGTTCGCGGTCGGCCTGTGTCCAACGCGGTGCTGGCATTACAACCCCCCTATCCTTGAAAACGATCACGTG